ATGGTGCTGGCATCTACCAGTCGATGAAGCAGCACGGGTGGAACCCGCCCGAGCAGGTGTGGGGCGACGAGGCTCCCGGGTGGGACAACGCAGGCTTCGAGATCAACCACGTCCGCAAGTACGGAGGCATCCCCGAGTGGGACCGTACCGAGGTCTCTGTCACTGGCGCCCATCACCGCATCGCTGCGGCCGCCGACATCGAGGCCAAGACCGCTGGCACGAAGAGGCCGCGCACGATCTACTTCCCGACGGCCAACAACCAGTACGAGCACCCGTCGATCATCCCGCCAGATCGCACGCCAGCGAAGAGCGATCGCCTTGCCCGCTGACGAACACCTCGGGCTGCAGTTCGACTACGACAACCCCGAGCTGGGCACAGCGAAGGTCGTCCACCGGGTCACAGCGAGAGCAGGCCCACTGTTGAACGAGGTGGGGCGGATGCTCTGGAACAGTCGCAGCATCCTCAACATCGACGTCGATCCGCAGCACGCACGTCGTGGGGTGGCGACATCGATGTGGAACGAAGGTCACCGGCTCGCCGAGCAGAACGCTCGCGTCCCCGCACCCAAGCACTCACCCGATCGCACAGCGATGGGCGATGCATGGGCGCGCTCGGTCGGAGGGCAGCTTCCCCGGCGCAAGAGAGACGCTGGTTAGAGTTGGCCTGATGCCACCCCGAGCACGTACCCCAGCAACACCCGCCGAAGTCGAAGTCGAGGTGACGCCTCCCGACGACCTTGGTCCCTCGGGTGTGCGCAGCCTGGAGCCGGAGCCTGACCCCGAGCCGGACTATGACGGCGTCGATGAGGTCGAGCAGCCGCGCGATGACATCGCCACCACGCAGAACTTCTACGGAGGGCACCCCACGCAGGGTGTCAACGAGGTGGTCGAGATCCAGCCGGAGATCCTCGAAGGTGATGAACCGACGTACCGCATCCGCCTGACCCAGGACATCGACACGATCTTCATCGGCATCGACAACCCGATCCCGCCGATGAAGAAGGACGTCCTCTACGAGGTCAACCAGCGCGTCTACGACTACCTCCTGCCCAAGGGCTTGATTCAAGGGAAGTGACCAATGGCCAAGACATCCGCCAGCAACGATGAGCCGACCGGCGAAGAGGTCGATGCTCCAGAGCAGACCGACGCTCCGCCCGAGGAGACTCCGCCGGAGGGCGAGGAAGTAGAGCAGGCCACCGAGACCGAGCCGCAGGCGGCGACGTTCGAGCTGCCGCCCACGCTCAAGGACGCCGGTCTCAACGGCGTCGTCGCCACGTCGTCGGGTCAGTACAGCACGCCCGGCGGGTCGAGCTTCTTCCTCACCCCGGGGCAGGGCTATGCCATGTCGCCCGAGGACGCGCAGGCGTTGATCGACATGGGTGTGGCCAAGGCTCTGGATGACACCAGCGCTCCGACCTGATGCCCTACAACGTCCCCAACGGCCCCGACGTACCCGTCGTAGATCTCGCCGAGCCTGACTCGGGGGACTTCCTCGCGCTCGGCTACCAGCGCACGGGAGTGGTGTCAGGGGGCACGGTGACCCAGTCGGGGTCGCCGAACATGACGGTGTTGGTGGCGGCTGCCGAGATCGTCATCGAGGGCGTGCCGATCACCAAGACCGCAGGGTCGGTGGTGCTCGATGCCTCTACGGCCAGCCCGCGCTTCGACCTCATCGGTTGGAACGTGGCTGGCGCCCCGGTGGCGATCAAGGGCACGCCGTCCAACAACCCGTCGTTCCCGGTGTTCGACCCGTCGGTGTTCTGCGTGACGGCGGCGATCTACGTGACCGCCGGTACAGCGACCATCACGTCGCCGTACATCGTGCAGAAGCAGGTGGTCCCACCGCTCGCCCTGCGCCGCCACTACGCCAACGACACCGACATCGTCATCGAGTCGACCACACCGATGCGTGGTGCCAACGCCTTCCGCCTGCTCGCCAGCGGCGCCATGCAGTGGCTCTCCAGCACGCTCGCCTCCATCAACGAGACGGTGATGGAGATGGTGGCGACGTTGCAGATCCGCCAGACCGCCAACACTGACAAGGCGTTGATCCTCAAGGTCACCGGGACGGGCGTCAAGGGCAACAACATCTTCGAGGTGCAGGGCGCCTCTGCGCTCGCGCCGCTCGTCGGCATCGACACCATCGGTCGCTTCTTCGCCACCAACCTCCGCGTTGGCAACGGCTCGCCCGAGGGAGCGGTCACCGCTGATGCTGGCACGCTGTTCATCAACGAGGCGCCCACCGACGCCAACACGGCGTTGTACGTCAAGCTCACCAACGGCGTCGCCACCGGGTGGGCTGCGCTCGGTGCGTTCGTACCGTCGTCGCAGGCGGTACCCGTTGGCACGGTGATCGCCTGGCCAGGTGTGCTCGTCTCGATGCCCGTCGGCTACCTCTACTGCGACGGCACCGAGTACGCCTCGTCCGCCTACACCGCTCTGTCGGACTGGTGCGCCGGTCGCTTCGGTGCGGCCGCCGTCGGCAACTTCAAGCTGCCCGACTACCGCGGCCGCACGCTGTTCGGTGTGGAGGGCACGCTGGCCACGGCGCCCGGTACCAACGTCGGCGCAGACACGGTCACGCTCACGCTCGACCAGATCCCGTCGCACACGCACCCGACGACCGAGACGCCTCACGGCCACGCTCAGGACGGCGCCTACCTCTACAAGGTCGACCAGGTGTACAGCCCGCCGTGGAACATCGACCACAACGACAGCACCGGTCTCGGTGTCGGCGTCGAGGCCAACGACTCGGACCACACGATCGAGACCGGTCTCACTGTGCAGGCGGTGGGCGGCGGCCAGCCCTTCTCGACCTACCAGCCGTCGCAGTCGACCTACTGGATCATCAAGACGTAGTGGCTGGCTTCGAGCGCTTCTTCGGTCACCGCGACGCTGTCGACGGGATGCTCTACACCGGCAAGAGCGACGACCCCACCGACCCCGGCACCGACAACTTCGAGCCGGGCTTGGCCAAGATGGTCGACGTCGCCCAGTCGGACGACACGCTCGACAGGGACTGATCTAGCCTGGCCTCATGGGCCGTACCATCGAGTCGCTGATGGTCGACGCTCGCTCCTGGCTGCGTGACTTCCCGACCTACTTCACCGCCACCTCGTCGGCGACGGCGGCGTCGCACCGCACGATCGAGCTGCCTCACAAGAACATCCTGTACGCCGGGCTGGCTGTGTGGGCCACCGACGGCACGACGACCTGGCAGGGCGTGCTCGATGACCACGAGGTGACCGTGGCGGCCGCCGAGTTCGGCTACCAGCTCGATGAGCGCAACGGGCTGCTGCGCATCACCACCACGCCGACGACGACCCCGTTCACCAACACCACGCACATCAACGTCGAGGGCTACTACGTCGAGTGGGTCGCTGACCCTGACCTCAGGTTCCACACCGTCAACACGATTGCCGAGTACGGCTACGGCAACCCGAGCTGGACCCTGGAGACGATCGGAGACGTCGAGGCCGACCTCGTCTCACTGCGCTCCGCAGTCGATGCGATGTACGCCCTGCTGGTCGAGTACTCGCGCGACATCGACGTGTCGACGCCACAGGCGATGCACATCCCGGCGACGCAGCGCTTCCATCAGGTGAACGCTCTGCTGTTCGGGCCGGGCGGCCTCAACGAGAAGCTCAAGGAGAAGGAGAACATGCTCGGCGTCGGCCTGGGGGCCGCCGAGGTGGGCACCCTGCGCCGTGTGAGCAAGACCACCAACCGGCTCGTGCCGGTGTACGTGGTGCGCGAGTACGACGACATCTCGCGACCGCGGCGCCTCTTCACCGAGCCGGACACGCCGGGCCAGTTCACTCCGCCCGCTGGCTTCGTACCGGGGCGCGCCGTGATCGCTGCGCAGGGTGGCACCTTCCCCGACGAGCCGAACCCGTGAGATGGCCTCCCCTCGCAACGAACTGAGCCACGTCCGCCGACAGCTCAACTGGTACCAGCGCGAGCACGGCGAGGTCGTGATGTGGTTCGAGCTGGACGGCAAGCAGTCGAGCTACGACGACACCTTCAACGTCCGCAACAAGGTGTACCGGCCGGGCGTCGCCGTACCGACACTGTGGGTCATCTACACCGAGGACACGCAGGAGTCGAACCCCGAGGGCAGCAGGCACAACCCGTCGCTGCAGTTCGCTGTGTCGATGTGGGAGTTCCGTCGTGTCGGCATCTCCGACCCCTACGACTTCGAGCGCCACCTCAACGACCTCGTCGTCTACTACGGCGAGTACTTCTCGGTAGGCGAGTTCTCCCCGCAGGGTCGGCTGTGGCGCGACGACGTGATCCTCGCCGTCAACACCACGAAGGTGTACCCCGAGGAGGAGTTGGTCGGCAGCGAGATCCCCGATGCCGACTACGTCGCCGAGTCGACGCGCCCGTCGCTCGGCATCAACGCCAGCGAGCCGCAGACGTACGTGCTTTATCCACCGCCAGCCCCACAGGCTGTGACTACCGGGACGATCTCCGGTGGCTACTCCTGGGTGAAGGCTCCGTAGCTCGAACCCCCGCAAGTACTGTTGGCCGTGAGACCGGATTGCGCCCGGCTCCCCAACAGTTAGCGAGTGCGTAGCAGTGGCGACAACGCTGTTTGAGTTCAACATGCCTGCCATCGATCTCCTCAGTGGAGTGCGGTTCGGTGCTGATCTCAACGACCTCCTCAACGGCATCGAGGAAGAGGTGCGCAGCGCTCTCACCGCTGAGGCGCCAGCCGAGAGCTACGAGGTGGAGTGGGCCGACGGTGGCCTCAGCATCGGACTGACCGGCGACCAGGCCGAGCGCGAGTTCGGTACGCCGAGCGTGCCGATGCAGCCGCACGTACGCAACGCCGTGATGATCGCCGCCGAGAACGTGCGGCCGCGACTGGTGATCACCTCGTGACCACCACCACGCCCGACCGGCGCGTCGACCAACTGCATCGCGGCCTCATCTTCGCCGAGTCGTCGGCGTTGAAGGCCAAGCTGTCGGGGATCTCCGTCCCTCGACCTGGCGGAGATCCCCGGCGTGTGCGCACGTACTTCCGCTACCCCGACGAGCAGACCGAGCGCATCTACCCGTTCATCACCATCGAGTTCATGTCGATGCAGCTCGCTCGGGACCGCGCCCACTCGGCGCAGATGGTGCCGATCGACTACTGGCCGAGCGAGTACGCCACCTTCGCCGAGTACGCCGAGGCGCACAACCTCACCGAGTGGACCGGCCGAGTCGGCAGCTCCGAAGCGGTGATGTGGCACCCGTACAACATGCTCTTCCAGATCTCGGTGCACAGCCGCGATCCGATCGACGCCATGTACCTCGACGGGCAGCTCATCGGCACGCACTACATCCCCGACCGTTGGGGCTACCTCGACATCCCCGAGGACGGCTCGTGCCGCTGGCTCGACCGCCTGGAGATGCGCACCGCCAACTACATCGAGGGCAACCCGCAGGCGATGAACCAGACCGTGTTCCGCACGATCTACACCGTCTCGGTCAACGCCCACGTACCGCCGATCGACCCCAACGTCTTCTTCCAGGCGCTGCGCATCGTCGGCGTCATCCTCAAGATCTCGCTCCGGCCCGGGGCGGATCCTGTGGTCCTCGGCTCGTGGATCAACGAAGCACCAGAAGCACCCTCCCCGTAGAAGGACGGCACCATGGCCACCATCACCGACACCTACTTCCCCGGCGTCCACGTCGTAGAGCGGCCGTTCCAGCCGGGGATCAAGAACACCGCCGATGTCACCGCCTTCGGCGCCTTCATCGGCAGGTCCGACCAGGGGCCGACCGTCCCCACCGAGTGCCGCTCGTGGGTGCAGTTCGTGGGCCTCTTCGGCTCGCACTACACCGACCTGCACAACGCCGTCTACGA